TTCTTTAATTACTACAATTACTGTTCAATTCCAGGATCTCAGTGGAGTGAATTGGGTGTTTTACAATTTCGTAGTATTAATGCTTTAAAACATAGTAATGGTGCTAATGACGTTGTTACTGTGTCTGTGTTTGCTTGGGCTGAGGATGTTGAGATGTCGGTGCTAACTTCAGTTGACCAAGATACTCTAGAGCCTCAATCCGGTAAGGAAGTTGATGAAGTGAATGAAAAGGGCATTGTTTCAGGCCCCGCCACATCTATAGCAAAAGTTGCCGGTGCTTTAACAAAGGTGCCCATGATAGGTCCTTTTGTACAAGCTACGGAAATGGCTGCCACCACTACAGCTGGTATTGCTAAGATGTTTGGTTATTGTCGTCCACCTGTCACTAAGGATCCTGATCCATATAAGCCATACGCAGCATCAGCGCTCGCGTTGACAAATACCGGAGATGGGCCGGCGAAAATGACCATAGATAATAAACAGGAGTTGACCATAGATCCAAGAATTTCAGGTTTGAATGGCCTAGATACGATGAACATCAAGGAGATTGCCAAGAGAGAATCGTATTTAACCACATTCAACTGGAATATTGGAACAGCACCTGAAACTTTGTTATGGAATGCTCGTATTGACCCATGCACTTGGGCTGAATATGAAGGACCCCCTGTGTCTTATCATTTTCCTGCGTGCGCTATGGCCGCTATGCCATTTAAGTACTGGACAGGATCGATGAGATTCAGATTTCAAATTGTTTGTTCTGCATTTCATAAAGGACGTATCAAGGTTGTGTATGATCCTAATTTCTTTGCATCTAATGAATACAACACAAATTATTTGAATGTAATTGATATAGCCGATAAGACGGATTTCACTGTTGAGATAGCTAATGGTCAGGACCGAACATTGCTCGAAACAGCACGACCAGGACTTAATTCCGTTACTCAAATGTATAGTTCCACACCTTACACCTCCCGTGAATTTTTCGGTAATGGTGTGATTGGTGTCTATGTTGTAAATGAGTTAACAACTCCTAATTCAACAATTGACAATGACATTCAAGTCAATGTATTTGTTTCGAT